TCAACTAAGTACTGGATACAGGAAGCAAGATCAGGAAAATCAAGAAAATCTGCGTTGATTTCGATCCATTTGTCATTGATGAATTCTTTGGTGCCAGCCGAACTTCCCTTACCTTTCAGTCCAAAGTAATTGTTCTTGCCTGAGGTGTGTTTACCGTACCCGCTTTCCAATGCCCATTGAGCAGCAACAACTTCTGGGAATTTTGCACCTGCTTTTTTTGCATATTTCAATACACCATCCCAGGTGTTGGCAACAGGTTTATTATCAACCGGTTGTTGAATTACAAGTTCTGGATTTCTGTACAGACGTTCAAACTCTTCTTTTTGTTCTGGAGTAAGAATTGAATTCAACCAACGAAAAGCCCTGACCTGGTGGTCAAGACCATTGAAATGCGTTGCGGCATCTACTAAATTTATAGTCATTTTCTTATTAATGCCTTCATTACCACTATAAAATAACCAATAAAAAATGCGGCCGTATTGACCGCACTCCTTATGTAGCTCTTTGCTAAATCACTTGTCTTTTTCTAAAACCTCAGGTTGAACTGTTTCTTCCGGGGCAAATTCCAAAGATTCAATCAGTTGGCCAATCAGGTTACCAGAGAATTGAATCAGGTTGGCATCACCAGTTGCCCTGGCAGCACTAAAAGAATTGATTGCGGAGATCAAATCAGATTTTTTACAAGCCATGAGATAGCAATAACTTCAAAAATTATAACAAGGATCACCATGGCGTACCAGCAGCAGAAGTGGGATGAATCTTTTGCTGAATTTGATTGTGCAGTGACTCTTCAATAGAAACAACTTGATCAACGCCAAGAGCACCAAGAACCAAGTTGACAACTTCTTGTTTGGTCAGTTGGTCAAAGGGAACGAAAGAAACGGGATCAGGATCACTAAGACCAATGCTTCCGTATGCACCAGTCGTTTCACCGTTTTCTTCCAGAGAAGCCGTCCAGTGAACTGTGTATACAGCACCGTCAGGACATGTTTCACCATCGGGAAGATGGCGTTCCATGTTGGCAATATCTCAAGTAGTGTTAGCCATAACAAAAGTGTTTTTTTATTTTACATTAACGTTTTGTAACGCGTTTAAAATCTTCCATAAACTCCTTCCCCATTAGTTTTTCAATGTCACCAGGCTGAAGATTGTTAATCAGCTTCATACATTCTTTAAACCGTCGCTCGTTTTCTTCTTCTGTGATTTGCCCCTTTGTCATTGTATTAAATCAAGGCTTTACCGGCCACTTTACGTCCCAAGGAAACCCTGGCTGTTGAGGAATATCTCGTAATTGCTGTCGATAGCCGCTCCAAATGGCGGAGACGTTGTCGGGAATGTCCTTTACCTGGGTCCAGTCGCAGTCGGCTAGGTGCTGGTTGCGGTCGGTGCGGACTTCGACGGCCTTGGCGTTGGTGCGCTCGGTGATTTGTTCGGGCGTGGCCGGTGTTTCAATCCACTGCTCTACCCATTTGCCGCTACGTTTGATAGCTGTGCGCTCCAGGTTGATGGCGTAGCTGTCGGCAGGTTGCGGTGCAGGCGTGACGGGGAACACACCGAAGTCGGCTGCTACTTCGTCCGTGATTTCAATGGGCCAACTAGTACCTTTGTTTTCAAGGCGCAGGTCAGGAAGCGTGTATGGGTATTGCACCAGGCTGCCATCTGGTGCGGTCTTGACGTAAAACATTAGGGTGCCTCCATTTCGGTCAGTTGGTCCGCGATGACATCACGGATGATGATGGTTTTAAGCTGTTCGGTCTTGTGGGACTCCAGCATCTCAATGAGGCGATCGCGGAACTCGATCATGGCTGGGTTGTCTGCGTGCTCGACGTTGATTTTGTCGATTGCACGAGTGTAGTTGTCGATGTTGATCTGGTAACCCAGGATCTCATCGTTGCGGGCCTCAAGGGCAGACTGAAGCGTTTCAAGTTTGTTCATAAGTAATTACGCGGGACTAAATGCTACACTACGTCCAGTGCCAGTAGGTAATGTAGCAGGATCTGAATATTTAGTACCAAAGCCAGATGACCATGGGTAGACGCTGATATATGGTGAACTTTCATGTGCAACTGCAATATTTGCGCCATCTGGACTAAATGCTACACTACGTCCAGTGCCAGTAGGTAATGTAGCAGGATCTGAATATTTAGTACCAAAGCCAGATGACCATGGGTAGACGCTGATATATGGAGTGCCAAAATGTGTAACTGCAATATTTGCGCCATCTGGACTGAAGGCTACGGAATATGCAACGTTATTGGGTAATGTAGCAGGATTTGAATATTTAGTGCCGAATCCAGATGACCATGGGTAGACGCTGATATATGGAGTACCGGAATGTGCGATTGCGATATTTGCACCATTTGGACTGAAGGCTACGCCATTCCCACCGCCATTAGGCAATGTAGCAGGATCTGAATATTTAGTACCAAATCCAGATGACCATGGGTAGACGACGATGCGTGGAGAATTAGCACGAGCTATTGCAATATCTGTACCATTTGGACTGAAGGCTACGCCATTCCCAGTGCCAGGATCAGGAATTAGTAACGGAGGATTTGAGTATTTAGTACCAAATCCAGAAGACCATGGATATACGCTGATATATGGTGAACTGTCATGTGCAACTGCGATATCTGCACCACTAGGACTAAAGGTTACGCCATGCGCAGTGCCTGCAGGTAATGTAGCAGGATTTGAGTATTTAGTACCAAAGCCAGATGACCATGGATATACGCTGATATATGGTGAACTGTCATATCCAACCGCAATATCTGCACTACTAGGGCTGAAGGCTACGGAATATGCAGCAGCAAGAGCAGTAGGTAATGTAGCAGGATTTGAGTATTTAGTACCAAAGCCAGATGACCATGGGTAGACGCTGATATATGGAGTAATGGAATGTGCGATTGCGATGTTGCCACTGTAAACGCTGGTGCCTTTACTAGCTGCCAGTGCTTTATTTGCTAACATCACGCATCTCCTACACGAGCGCCGTACACTTGTGTGCTGACCTTCCACAGTATAATGGCGGTATAACCAGTTGTGTTCAGTGTTGGTGCAGAGCCAGAATCAGTTTTCCACACCACACCACTACCGCCCCAGGTGGCATCAGTCCACGTGAGAGTATAAGCGCTGCCGTCGTCCACCATCAGCGTCACGGCTTCACCGGCAGCGAAGTTGGTGGCTTTTGGTGTGCGGCTAGCGCCAAGGGTGATCAACTGCACACTGCCATTACCTGGGTCGATCTCAAAGGCTGCACCATCGGTGATGGTGAAAACGTCCTCGAGAATCGTGCCGGTGATCGACGGATCGGTCAGTGTCTTGTTGGTCAGTGTCTGAGTGCCGGTCAGCGTCACGTCGCCAACAGTGGCCCAGGCCAAGGTGCTCGATCCGTTGGTTGTCAATGCTTGACCGTTGAACCCGTCTGCAGCGGGCAGCGTCCAAGTGACGTTAGATGCCACAGTTGCAGGTGCCTGGAATGCAACCCAGTTGCTGCTATCACTGTCGGCAAACCGCAGATCGCCTTGGGCTTTAATTTCGACGTTGCCATTCGCATCAACAAACAACCGCCCAGTACCATTAGTTGAGATGGCTACTTGGTCAGCACCAGGGCTGTAGATACCAGTGTTGGGATCACTAGCGAAGGAAATACTTGGATTAGTAACTGATCCAGTTGCAAATACACCAGAAGTAATAGTATGAGTTCCACCACTAATACTTGTAAAGTTACCACTTGTAAAGTTTGCAGTAGTACCAGTGACCGTGGTACCAGAAACAGTAACAAAATTTGCAGTGGTTCCCGTAACCGTTGTTCCTGTAACCGTGGTAAATCCAGCGGTTCCACCAGTAACGCTGGTGAATTGACCAACGTTTCCAGTTACGGTCGCGCCTGAGACTTGAGTTGTAAAGACACCTGATACGGCAGTTAAATTACCAAACTGACCAACTGCACCAGTTACGGTTGCACCAGAAACCGTTGTGCCGCCACGAATAACATCACCAGAAACTGTTCCGGTAACAGTTAAGTTGCCCGAAGTAGAAGCAACAATACCAGAAACGGTAATCGTTTGGTCAACTCCACTATTGGTGAAGATAATGTTATCAACTTTTAAAGTACCGTACGGCATGACTCTTGTTACTTTTTCTTTATTTTAACTGAAAGAATTAAGGAAGAATTGTAATCGTTCCTCTGATAATCAAACCTGCGTCACCGGAGATAACACCGGAAGAAATAAGAGCTGGTGTTGCTCCAGATGGTGCAGTAAATACGCCCGATACGCCTGTTACATTTGTAAACTGAGCAGCAGTTCCTGTAATAGTAGTGCCTGTAACAGTAGTAAACCCTGCAGTACCACCTGTTAGCGTAGTGAACTGACCAATGTTTCCTGTAACCGTAGCCCCTGAAACACTTGTTGTTCCAACAATGGTTACGCCTGTGATATTTGTGGCTTGAACTGCAGCACCCGTAATTGTTTGCCCGGATACTGTACCAGTAACACTAACACCAGAGCTATAGTAACCAGAGCCAAGTGTAAAAGTATTTCCAGAAAAAGTAAGGTCTCCTCCAAATGCCTGGTTAACTGAAAAACGCCCGATGTAGCGTTAATAGTGTTACCAGTAATTGTGGCACCGGAAACCCTTGTTGTGAATACACCGCTAACCCCAGTAATTGTTGATGCATTTATTGTGTCACCAGTTATTGTTTGCCCAGATATCTGAGAGGTGAATACACCTGAGACACCCGTAAGCGTCGTGAACTGCCCGATATCACCGGTGACAGTTGCTCCTGACACCTGGGTTGTAAAGACTCCTGATTGGAAATTGGCTGTGGTTCCTGTAATCGTTGTTCCGGTAACTGTTGTGAATCCTGCGGTATTTCCCGTGAGAGTTCCAAATTGTCCTGCATTGCCGGTAACAGTTGCTCCACTTAATTGAACAAAGTTTCCAGATGTGAAATTTACAGTTGTTCCAGTGACAGTAATTCCCGTTAAAGTGGTAAAACCAGCCGTTCCACCAGTAATTGTTGTGAATTGACCTAAGGCGCCCGTAATGGTTGCCCCGGAAAGTTGAGTTGTATAAACACCTGATTGGAAATTACTTGTAATACCAGTTACCGTTGTGCCGGTAACACTAGTCGTAAAGTTAGCCGATACAAAATTAGCGTTTGTTCCAGTGACAGTAACCCCGCTTAATGTGCCACTAACATTGACTCCAGACGCAAAGAAACCAGAGCCAAGAACAGAAAGGTTTCCTGAAACAGTTAAATTATTTTGAACTGTGTGACCACTGGTAATTAGGGTTGCAAACGTACCTGTTGTTGCATTAACCGTATTGCCGGTGATGGTGGCACTAGAAATTTGAGTTGTGAAAACACCAGAAATTCCGGTAATTGTTGAAACTCTTACCGTATTACCAGTAATGGTTGCCCCGGAAATCTGATCGGTAAATACACCAGATACTCCGGTAATATTTGTAAACTGAGCCGTATTTCCAGTTACGGTTGCACCTGAGATACGCTCAGTAAAGACCCCACTGACACCAGTGATGTTTGCAAATCTTCCAGTGTTTCCTGTGATTACAGCACCCGACAGTTGCGAAGTAAAAACTCCAGACGCGCCTGTGACAGTTGCAAAGTTGGCTGCATTTCCTGTAACAGATGCACCAGAAATTTGACCAGTAAAAACACCTGACTGAAAATTAGCTGTTGTCCCCGTAATTGTTGAACCAGTCAGAGTTCCTGTTACAGTTACACCAGAGGAGAAGAAAGAGTTTCCTAATTCTCTGAACGTACCACTAACCGTTAAATCCCCTTGGGTAGTATGGCCGCTCGTCGTAAGGCTCTGAAAAGTTCCGCTTATAGCATTGACAGTAGTACCAGTGATGGTTGTGCCGCTAATAGTACCAGTGACACTCAGGTTGTTTTGAACAAAAATACCACTGAAGTTAGCAGCTCCAGTCGAAGTAATTGCGTTAAACGTTGCTTGGCCTGTGACCGTAAATGTACTGTTAATTAATAAGGGACCTGTCATGGTCCCACCACTAAGCGTTAAGTATTTTGTGTTAAGGTAGTTGCCGAATTCGTTTAAGGTAATTTTTTTATTTTTTAACGTCGGGTCAACTTCAAAGACGCGAACAAGTGTCAACAGATCTTGGTCTGCCAAGATTGCGCCTTGAATTGAAGGCAGTTCTGTGATCCTTCTATTGGCCACCTATATCAAAAACAAAGCCTATGTAATTGATTATAGGTGGCCCTAGTTCGAAAGATCTTATTTCACTTGAATTTCAATACGCGGCAAATTCTGAGAAGCAAATCCCCAGATCCACTGGGCTCCAGTGACAACACCAATTGACAGTGCAAAAATTACAATGAGTTCTGCAACTGTCAAATTACGCCTTACGTAAACAACCTTAGGCTGTTCAAAAGGAGATACTACTGGCCCCTTAATTGGTTCGGAGATCTGATACACCTTCTTTTCTTGTGGTTGCTGCTGTTGTGCCATGTATTGAGCAACGGCAAGCTCCCTGGCTTGTTGCTTCATTTGCTCCAGGACTTCAGGCGTGATCTGCCCTGGGATCGATTGATTCATTTGAGGAGGAATACTGGAAGGAATTTGGTCTTCCATAAAGCATGCAAAAGGTTTACAAAAAGACTAGCATCTAAACAGATTGATTGTTGCAATGAATTACGGATTGCGAAAAGGATTAGAGGACATTGCTTTTGAACTAAAAGGAATCAGGAATGTCCTTGCAACCATGTGGCATTCTCGTTACAACGATGGCGAGACCGACATGATCAATCCAGAGGTCTATGCTGATGAGTACATCTCAACAGAAGAGTGCGCCAAACGACTAGGCGTATCTGATCAGACGATCAGAAACTGGATTCTTTCCGGAAAGAAAAGGCCAGAAAGCGGCTGGATCTATGGGATTCACTACATCAATATCAGTCCTGTCGGTGGAAACAAGCAGATTATTCGTATTCCGTGGAATCATTTGATTCAGAGTTTTACCAGGGATACCAAGCCAAGCTACAGAAGTTTTGTTGAGAGAGACGTGGTTAAATACTCTTCAGAAATGAGGGACTCAAAAGACTCTTACATTCCAAACCCATCCGTTCCGAAGACTCCTGATTTTGATGACCCGGAGATTACTGAGGAGTTGCGATGACTCATAGATTCGACGGCTGGTCCATAAGCGATGTAACATTAGAGAATTTTTCGGAGATTCTCCCTAGGTCCCTCTGCCTTCAGATTGAAATTTTTTTGCCACCAGCAGGATCTTTCGATACTCCAATCCTGCGCCGATACTTAGAAAACTTAAAAAATTATGAAGAAGAAGACCCAACTTTTGCAATGACGTTAGCGAACAGATTGCGTGTTGCGTTCCAGGACATGGAGCCAGATACAATCTGTGGTAAATTTCCCAATGCCGATCTGCCCTTAAAACGTAGGCTCCGTTGCGTTGCCGAATACTTGATCAGAGCAGGAGAATTTGATAAACTCCGTGACGAAAATGGTAAGCTCATTAAGAAAAGAGGAGTTCTCGGTAAACTTGTCGTTATTT